CATTAACTTCTGATGTGCCGTTATATTCCTTGTTGTTAATGGTGAGTTTTTTAAATTCGGCAATACCGCAATCACCGGGATCACCCTTATCACCTTTGTCGCCTTTGTCACCCTTTGCGCCCTTGATTGTAACAGGGACACCGTCAATGAAGAACTTTGCCAATTTAACCCAGTTACTTGTTTGACTAGGATCAAACAATTCAATCACCTTGTAAATAGTGCCGCTGTTCAATTCTAAAACAAGGTCACTTATCTGCAATGTTCTGTCGGCAGGAACGTTGAATGCAGAAGGGCTGTACCATTGATGCGACCCAAGATCGGTAAACTCTCCTGCGTACATAGACAAACCATCCGCACCGTCTTTACCGTCCTTTCCGTCCATACCGCTGCCGCCCCCCTCGGATTTAAGGGATTGCAACCATTCTTCCTCTGTCCCTTGAAAGCCATGTATCACGGCAATTTCATAAGCGGATTTTCCGTGAATGGTATTGGGGGAGAACACGCCCCCTTTTATCGCATTTTTCGCTGCCGCTTTTCCGATTAAGTTCATATTATACTCCTTTCTGCATAGCCATTTAACGATAAATACCCATATCAAATGTTTTAATACAGCTGCTATCTTCTTGACCTGTTTCCACATCTGTTTGCTGTTGAAATGCAATCGTTATTTTGAATTTATCGGATGCTGCCCCCACAATATTGATTGCAGCGTGTTTGTCAATAAATTCTTTGCTGTCTACGGTAAAAATGGTTTTGTAAAACGATCCGTTTCTTTGCAGATTTACAGTAAATTTACCTTTTCCATACAATGAAACATCAAGCATATGGAAAGTGTTTTGCAAAGACGGAACATCCAACATAAGGCGCGAATAGGTATCATATACAACTTCCACATATTTTTCACCGCCGCCCTCTACGATCATAGGTGAGCAATTGCTATAAGTAAACGGCTCTATCTTTTCAAAATAATGGTGAAAATCATATATCATTTTGTTTTTTGTGATATCGATATTTCCAACAACATCAAGCATAGCCACATCCCCAATATACGCATTTGACCTCTTGGTATTAACAATGCTGACAAAATCACTCACCTTGTTGTCTGCAATATACAGATTGTCAACAGAAACAGAAGAGACGATATCGATCGCCTTTGAATTACCGCACCCTCTTATCACATTCCCGATAATATAAGTGTAATCGGTAATGGCTTTTTCTCTGAACGTCTTAATGCCGCTTCCTGCCGTATTCAAAATAATGTTGTTTGCTATATACGCAGGGAAAGAATTCGCATACCAAATCCCCTCAACGGAAGGTGTGGGCTTTGTTTCCTTTTCAACGCCTGTGCCGTCAATATAATTGCCTACTATCTTTAAATATGCACCCTCTATGCCGTTTTCTCGGCTTCTGAGTATGGTATTGTTCTCGCAAACAATACCGCTGCCATTGGGTGAAAAAATACCGTTGCAACCAACACCGCTTCCGGTAGGATTGTATTTTCCGCAATCACAAATATAGTTCCCGGAAATAACACCGCTGATCTGCGTAGTGCCGAATGTACTGATAGCGCGATAATCATTTGAGTCAAATCGGCAATCTTTTACGATCAAATTACCGCTATCATGACAGAATACACCACCATGACCGTGGCAACGGACAAACACCGAGTTATACACAGAAAGATTATAACCGCCGCTTGCATGAATGCCGCATCCTTGATAGGTCACATCAATACCGGCATCCGTTCCGATGTTTTCAAATCGGCAGTTTCGCACCGTCAAATCTGCATTTGCTTCCATTGTGACAGCGTTTTTGTTGGTATCTTGGAAATTGACACCGCTTAAATACACCTTTGCACCCTTGATGCGCAATCCTTTTCCGGTAATGACTCCAGACATACCAACTATACTGATATCTTTTGTGATTTCTACGTTTTTCGCAAAATAGTATGTGCCAAACGGTAAAAGTAGCGTCCCACCCTTTTCAATGGCTTCTATGGCTTTTTTGAATGCACCGCTATCATCCGATACACCGTCACCGACAGCCCCAAACTGTTGCGGAAGTGTATTGGCGGCAATATCATCAATTGTTTTTCTTAACCGTTCAACCGCCCTTGATACCGCTTGATTTTGTACAGGGTTCATCGATCCTAAATCAAGCTCCGCATCCACAAAAGGCAAATCATCTTCGGTAGGGATATACTTTTCAATATCCGCTCCCTCGGGAAACAGCTTGAACACCTTCGCTCCGTCTTCGTCATAGCCTATAATCGTCTGTGGATCGGAAAGAGGATTTAATTCTACTTCGTACCAATAATCGGTAGGCTTGCTGATTACTTCCCCAATTTTGGTATCGTTCTCGTCAAGGAAAATCTCTGCTTCCAAAGTAGCTGCAGTAATGGGAAAATCCTTTTCCAAAACAACATTTTCGCAGTTCTTTTTGCCGTAAACCTTCATGCGCAGAAGATCCCCCGGCTTGAATGTATACGGCGTATTATCGGTTGTATTGACAGCGTTCACGTTAAAACACAAGATATCTCCGCGCGTTACATAAATTGATTTATCATCGTTTATCTGAAACATTTTTTCTCCGCTCCTTTCTTTTTGTCAGCATAGAAATAAATACTTCTATATTCACAAAAAGAGGGGAGCTGTTACACTCCCCTCGCAAGGCTTATGCTAAACGCATTGTTTTTCCCTTATAGGGACGGTATAGCCTTTTTTGTTGATTATACTGGTGCTTTGATAACCTGGATGCGTTTTTCGTCAATAACCTTTGCACCGAAGGTATAAAGACCGCGTACCTCGTCACCGAAATAGTCGCGGCTGCGCTGTGCTTCCACTTCGTTGATTTGTCCGGCAAATGCAATTGCCTTCTTGCCGCGTACAGACATATACACGTTGGTAGTGTCCTTTGCCATGTTGTTAGACATGATTACATCGAAGGTATCATACTTGCCGACAACGCCCTTTGCGATCAGCTCGGGGTTGTTTGTAGAGGTAGTGATCAGATAGTTTTTGAACAGATTATAGTAAGCAGGGGTAATTTCGATTACGCCCTCTTCGTCAAAATCACGCTCACGCAGTTTTACAATTGCTTCATCCACAGCCTTCTTGAATGCTTCCTCGCTCTTTGCAGAAGCGGTGGTTACGTTGGAAGTCACGCCCTTGATCAGATTTGCGACATAGGTATCAGCTGCAATAGCAAGACCGTGGGAAGATTTGCGCTGATACTCTTCCTTCAAACCGGGTACGCTCTGTGCCTGGTCAATATCGTCAACAAAGAAGGAGAAGGATCGACCCTGGTCAATCACCAAATCCTGTCCTCTGTCGGTCATTTTAGGGTACTGCAAGGGAGTAGAGCCATCATATACAGAGATAGTAGGCTCACCAACGCCCAAAATCTTTACGGTTCTTGCAAATTTGCAATCACCTTCATAGGATCGCAGACAGTTGTCTACGAGTTTGCATTTGAGTTCAAGATCATCCTGAATCTTCTTCGACCATATTGTCTGAATAAAATGAGTTACTGCCATATTTTTTTACCTTCCTTTCATGGCTTGGAAGTATGCTTTATCTCCACTTCGACATGGAATTTTCAACCGCGCGGAGTAGGGCAGGGTTCTTGTCAAAATCCTGCTTGGTAAACCGTACAGCTTCTTCATAGGTGTAATAATCTTTAATACCCTTATCATCCGATGTGGTATTCTTCATACTTCCCATTGTTCTGATTTCTTTCTTGGGTTGTGTTTTGGTAAATTGGTCATAGACCTGGGTAATGGGAATGTCAGAACGGAACATACCTGCAAACTCACGAAATTCGGGGCTGTTGTAAATCTCCTCGGAAACACCGATTTTGGAAAGCTCGTTTTTTCTCTCCGCATTTTGTCTGTGCTTGCAAAGTTCATTAAATACCGCTTTTTCTCTTTCGGTCATGTTCTCAGCGCCGATCTCGGAAAGGCGATCAACCTCTTCGCATACCTCTTCATATCCGGCATCGATAACCTCGCTTGCTTCTGCCTTGGCAAGCGTTTCAATATCCTTTGTAGAATATTTGGGAGTTTTCTTGATCTTGACGCCTTTTGTTTCGTAATATTTTTGCAGCGAATTGTCAAGTTCTTCGACACTCTTATCTTCGCCAATGCCCGTGCCCACTTGCAGAGTATTCACAAGGCTACCGTATTTACGGTTATAGTCCTTTTCTACTCTTGCCTTGGCGCGTGCCTTGGCTTTGCCAACGATCGCATCCACCTCTGCCTGGGTATATTTCTTCTCTTCTCGTTGGGTTTCTTCTGTGGTGTTCTCCACGTTTTCAGTAACATTTGTCACAAGGTTTTCGTTGTTTTCCATACAAACTATCCTTCCTATTTTTGATCGGGTTTGTTTCCCATATTCCGTTTGAGTTTATCGACTTCACGCATGGTCACGTATAAGCAAAATAACGCCGTTTAAGGTGTTATTATTCTTCGATGGGTTCTTGTTCCTCTAGGGCTTCTTCTTCGCCCTCGGGGGGCAGGATTTTTAGCCGTGGGGGCATTTCCTTGCATCATAGAAAGCTGCATTTGCGCATCTGCCACTTGGGATGCCTGCTCGTCAATATCTCCCATTAAGAATTGATTTGCATTTTGCATCATTGCCTGCGCCTTCGCTTCGATCTTTGCAATCTTGAGCTGTTCTTCCTTAATGTGCTTTACCGCTTCCTTGATCTTCATTTTCGGGGCAACGGAATCATCGTCAAGGATTTCAGCATATACATCCAGTTCTCCCACCCTCTGTGCGGACAATAGCCCTTGCAAGAGTAGGTTTTCGATGGTTTGTTCTTGTGCAAATTTATCGTATACGCCCTTGGGGGTCACATCGATCTTGACGGTAGCCTGCAATTGCTGTAATACGCTCTGCGGCACATTCACCATCTGTATGACTTCTTCCCCGGTGGAAGGATCAACCGTCTTTTCCTCTAGGTTTACGCCATTTTCCGCATATACAATCAGATATTCAAGCCAAATTCTAGCCAAATCCTCAATGAAGTTTTTGAAGCTTTCCTTTTGCTCGGTCATAGGTGCTTGCGATGCCTGCTGTACCGCGAGAATGGCGCGCCCTGATGCGCTTTCGGGATTGACTTGCCCTGTTGCCGTATCACCTGCACCTGCCAAATCGCGCGTTGTCTGTATAAGTGATTCTTGCAGCTCCTTGACATCGGGTGACATTTGCGCAGGGGGAATAGTACCGATGATCTTTTTTACATCGTCTACTGTCTGATCGTTTGTCTTGATAATGCCGCCTACGCGATTGATCTCCTGCGGATTGGTGATCTTGTGAATGTTAACAACCTTTTGCGGAAATGCTTGATATTTCACCGTCAGCACGCGTCTGACCTCGGTACGGTTTACTTCTATTTGGTTCGGGATCAGATATCTTACCTCGCCCTCACCCCTTGCCGACCCTTCTTTTTCTTCCCAGTTAAAATGTGCAACAGGATAGAGCGAAAGCCCGGTGTCAACATCTTCTACGATAGTGACAAGCTTAGATGCTGCGGAAAAATGAACAGTGCCATTCTTCTTGTACATCTTGTACACAATGGTTACTTGATTATCGACCTCTTCTTTGGCAGCTTCTCCGCTTTCCTCAAACGTGTCATTGTCCGGGATGATCAAATCCTTTTTGCCATCACTCATGCCCTCGGAAAGTGCAAGCTCGATAGCGTTGACAAGCGGCATCCTCTTGCGTATAAGGATATACGGCTGCGCCTGGATATCATCATCATTTTCGTTGCCGTAATAGATATCATTCTTCTTTACGATCTCATTGACAGGGAACATCTTTTCCTTGTCAAAGTTAACGTAAATAATGCCCTCGTCATTGATCGCGCTGTCTTTCGTGACGCGCCTTCCTTTGAAATCCATCTTGTCACGTTCCCAAACTCTTGCCGCGTATCCGTTGAGCAATTCGCAGCACTTTTCCGCTGTGCGGTGAAACTCTTGGTTTTCAAAATTCATTGAAGAGTAATTGATCGCATAAAGATTATCGTGTATGACCGATACCTTATACTTTACAATGGGTTTGATGAAGTTCTTTTGCACCGGCTCAACATCCCCGAGCTTTGCCCCTTCCCATTGATTACCGTTGTACATACGGTAATTTCGATCCGTATCAACGTATATACCTACTCTTCTGTGATAGTTTCTGCCCTTTTCGTATAGCCCCCAAATCGGGGTTTCTTTGATTTCTGTAATATCCAATTAGTCACCCCCTCGGGATATCTTTCTGCCCTCTGTCTGTACCGTCATAGTTATCGATATTCTCCATGATGGTATTAAGGCGTATTTGCTCCCATTCAGCCTGCTTCTGCGCTTCCTTTTGTGCCCTGTGTTCGCGCACAGCATCAATGGGGTTTAGGTTTGGCACTTCGATCTTTTCACCTTTGACAATGGCTCTACCTACCTTTGAACCAACAAAAAAGCAGACTAAATTTAGTCCGCTGATCAACAGTATTGTGATTATATCCATATATCCCCCTTATACCACGGTGATCTCACCGCCATAGTCATAATGCGTTTGATTGTTTCGTTCATGAGTATAATTGTAATGCGGATGCATGATAATCGGTTCTTCGATGAATACCACTTGACTAACAGCGTTATGAGCTATTGCCATAGAGATAACTTTATCATCGTGATATCCGTCCTCAGCTTCTTGCACACCGCCCTCTTTCTTTACCATAGTCAGCATTTCTCGGAGCGTTCGCTCGTCATTAAAGATATCTGTATGATCTCTCACAAGCTCCACAAGGCTTGCTAGGATCAGCGGCTTTGTCTTTCGGTTTGTATTGAATCCGAATTGCTTTGTGGTTGTCTTATCGTATCTATCCACCACTTCACGCACATAAAAATTCGGATATCCAAACTCTTCAAGTTTTTTCTGCGGATAGGTGCTGAAATTCGTTTCAACGGAGATCAATGCCCAATTGTAGTACATTCCAAGACAATACATTTGCCTTGCGTATAGACCTTCATCTGTCTGTAAATGCAACGATGCCACTTGTTCAAGGCTTTTAGCATCGATAACGTCGGAAGAGAAGAAGTCCCCTTGCGTTTCCCCTGCCGTATCACCGCCTATTGCATATTTGGTAAACTGCGGCATATTGGGGAGCTTGTATATCTTGATGCACCCATTCCTATCATTGACCCATCGTATATCGGTCATGATATTTTGCTTTGCCTTTTCCTCGTCATAGATAAAATAACCTTGCTTGATAGGCTTGGGAACATACCGCAATCTGTTTATGATCGCATTCTTATCAAAGATGCACCGTCCTGTGCTTATAAACGCTTCATCGGGAGAAGAAGGATATTCTTGGTGGAATTGCTCAACATCACCTTGACAGTTATTTCGTATACACCATCTTCGCCACTCCAACTGATCGTTGGTGAGATTGTATAGTGCCTTTAGTTCCTCTTCTTCCTTGGTCAGCTTGAAGCCGCTATAAGGCATGGAATATTCGGGCATTTCCCACCATGCTACGAAAAGAGGAATAAAATCACTCTCACCGTTTACCGCTTGATCCCAAAGCTCCTTGAATTTCTCAAAGCCGTTTGCCGTGCTCTCAATGATGATCATGGTATCGGGCAAGTTTGGTACGGCTTGAAAAAGACCTGTCAATGTGGCTGTTACATCGCCTTCCCAAAATGCAAGTTCAGACAAATGCAGATTGTCATACGTGTCAGATCGTCCTACACCGCTTGTTCCTGCGGTCATACACTTGATTTTGCTTTTTAACCCTGTGCCGTTGTCATTGTCAAATATAAGCTCTTGTGCGTTACTTCTTTTAACACTCGGCTTCATATCATCCGGGAGTTCTTCTAACATCAATTTGCTCATGTTGAACAAGTTTGAAGTAGCGGTTGCCAAGTGCGTTATAATGCCTGTTCGCCTATTGAATTTAGTCACCGTGTCCTTGAATAATATGCTCTCGGTCAATGTACTAAATCCCATCTGTCTTGCTTTGAGAATGATGATTCTGACAGGCTTTTTGGCTTTCTTCTGCTCTCTTATAACATCGTATAGCCTATGTTGCGGATTGTTTAGCTTGAAATTAACGATCTTGCCTTCTTTATTGCGAATCTTGATGAAGTTCTCTATGTAGCGTAGAGTGTTAATATTCATTTTCATCCACTACTTTTTTTAGACTATCCTCATAGGTAAAGGATGCTTGCACCTTCTGTGTGTATTCGCCTTGCATTTTGTTCATTTGATCGGATGCCCGGAGTTTATCGGCTGTAGTTTCGTTCTCGCTCTTGATGATTTTTGTTAACCACTTCAACCGCTCTTTGGCACTCATGATGCTTTCATCCTCTAACTGATCACGCAGTTCTTGCACCCTTGATGCAATCTTGCTGTCATTCATCAAACGGCTTGCCGCTTCATGAATAGATTTATCCGTCATGCGTTTGGTATTGTAAGCGGAACGATACGCATCCGCCTGGCTCATGCCTTCAATGATATTCTGCACGAATTTCTCTTGCTTCGGTGTTAGCATACATTCACGCTCCTTTCAAAAAAAATAAAGCAGATAGCAAGCACCTTAGGCGATCCCGAATAGACCGCCCCTCACACGTTTGTGTGCAAAGGAGGTGGTATTTGCCGCTACTCGCCACATGAATAACGATTGACGGAGGTGCTGTGCTACTGCCCGAAATAAACAAAGAAAAAAGCACCGCCACAATTGACGATGCTTTCCGAACACTTTCGTACTATAACTATATCATACTATTTATGTCACCGCTCATACAAAATAGTCACACGATATACAAAGATGTCACATTTTCACGATCCAAAATTTTTTCAAAAAATTTACAGAAACCTATTGACAAACCACCGAATTGGTGGTATACTATAGACGCAGAAAGGGAACACCCTAAAAAGAAAAGGAGAAACACCATGAAAATTAACCGTACCACTAAGACCGATATCGAGCACCGCATTAACTCGTTCAAACAGATCGTCACATCTTATGAAGATCGAGAATACGTTACAGTTACAGGCACTCTTGACGATATCCTTGAATACTCAAACACGAATAGTGTATGTGTCAAACGCTCGGCATCCACCGAACACCTCTTCCCCAAATGGGACACAGATATCAAATATGCCGTTCTTTTGCACAAAGAAGTCACTTTTTTTGCCGACCGCAAAAGTGACATAAGCGGCTACGGATGGTATATCCACGAAGGAGTTATAACATGACCTTCAAAGACCTTAAATCCCAAACCGGTATGACACAGCAACAGCTTGCCGACTTCCTCAACATCCCCAAACGCACAATCGAAAACTGGGACAGCGGCACAAGCAAATGCCCACCCTACGTTCTTGAATTGATCGAATACAAACTGCTCAACGAAGGCAAGATAAAGAGATAGGCGAAAACCTATCTCTTTTCTTATTTCCTCCCATCAAGAATATGCTGCACGTTCTCCAACGCTCTTCCATGCGCCGTAGTCACCGCAGAATAACTGATTTTCAGTATATCCGCAACCTCATAGAATGATATATACTGAACATAGATTTTATGCAAAACATCATATTCCTGTGCATGGAGCTGTTCGATAACCGCCACCACATCCTTTTTGGCATCTACCAACCTATCAATATCTCGGCTTATCTCCGCTTCAAGATCAACGTATCGTTCCACGGCATCAGCCATCTTTGTGCTTGTTCCCGAAGATTTAACCCTCTCACCGCCCATTCGTGCCGTAATATCCACAGCCGCGCTTTTTAACTGATCGATTTCGACCAACTTGTTTTCTATCAGACTATCTAACTTTTTGATTTGATTCAAAAAGGCATACGCTTCTTGGTTTTTGCGAACCTTTTTCCCCATCGGTATCACCCTCTCTTAATTGTACAGCCAACTCCCAACGCCATTTGTCAGCCGCTCGTTTTCTCGGTCAAGCCTTTGTGCGCTGTTCGTAATTGCCGTGTTAAAATATGCTAGTCGATTGTCGATCTCGTTACCGTTCTCGTCTTTTGTATTTTCCCTGTACCGCTTACAGAAATACCAAACACAAGACCTTGCCATTTCAAAAGAATATGTATCGATAATATCTTGAATTACCAAATTATACTGGTCAATCCAAAGATCATCCGAAGAAATATAGCCTGCATCAATCAGCTCTTTAGTCAGTACACTCGGTATAAAAGGTGCGATAGCACTTTTATCTAGTGTAACCGTTTTATCTATTTTATCTTCTATATTTAAATCTTCTTCTTTATCTTTATCTATTCTGTTGGCGTTACTTTGCGTTACTGTAACGTTACAAGTAGCGTTACGTTCTGCAAGTAGTTTTTGCTTCTCTCGGTGCTTTGCCACGCGCTTTCTTGTTTGCTCCTTGGCAATCTCAAATTTATCAAGGCTTTGGTGCTTCTCCCAGTTTGGAATAGTAATAGCATTGTTGATTCTCTCAATCATGCCAAACGCTTCAAAGGTATCAAGGGCAAGCCGTACCACCTTCAAATCCCTGCGGAAGATAGAAGCCAGCATTTCGTCCGTATAGGCAATGCGATTTGACATAAGGAACACACCGTTGTTATTCTGCTTTCCGGCAAAGGCAAGGAGTTTAAACCAAATCACAATAATGCTATCAGCAGCAGGCATGGATTCGATCATCAATATTTTTTCATCGTCAAAGATGTCGGTAGTGATTTTTATCCACTTTACATCAGCCATTCTGCGCCGCTCCCTTACTCATTTTTCTGTTCACCCTCATGCTTGACCGTGTACGCCAAACAAACAAGATTCCATATAAAAGCCTTGGCATGCGATTCGTCTTTGTCCCCCCTCTGATGCTTAAAATAATGCCGTAGGGCGGAGTTTACAAAAGACCATACAGGAATACCCTTCCATTGGTTTTCTTTGTATTTAGCCGCTCCTTCTTCAAAATGAACGGACAATTCAAGGAGCATATCTTCCACACGCCAATTATTGAAAAGGCAAAAATGCTCGATGATGATATACAGATGCTTAACATCCCGGTCTTGCATGAAAAGGTACATCTGATCAATCACCTTGTTTCGGTGTCCTACGTTAAAATGCTCATAGTAGTCACCGATAATATCAAGGGGCAGTAAATCTGTACGCCCCTTCCCAACGCTTAAATCCCTAACTGCAACCTTCCCGTCCTCGGTCACAAATTCCGTGCGATTGCCGCTGTCAAGTATCATTATCTTCCTCACTTTCTACATCAATTCTGATGATTTCCAAAATTCCCTCTAGCCGGGAAGCAATTTCTTCTTTCAGACCGATCACATCAAGATCGGCATCTTTTAGGCTGATTATCAGTTTCATATCGGGTAGCATACGGAACGCTGTAATCTCGTCCCATCTTCAAAGAATCATACGGAGCATCATATTTTGCCACCATACACGGTTTTATCGACATGACCACATATCCGCTTTTGGTATACTCTTCGTTGCTCAAAATGTAGTCAATGTAGACAAGGCAACTGTTTCTTGTATATACTTTCGCTTCGGGATCGTACTCGTTAAGTGCCAACATATCACCAACACGAAAATCACGATCAGCCTTTCGCACTTCAAATGTCTTTTTGCCCGAAATCACCGCATTGAAAAAATCGGGAAATGTTTTTAATTCGTGTATCATATCATTCTCCTTCTCAAAACGGCAAATCGGTGTATTTAAACTTCTCTTTGATCTTGACAAACAATTCAAATATGGCTACTGTTTCTTTGTCCGACAAAATTATAATCTCGTCTTTGTCCTTGTTACTGTGGTCATAATTTCGCAATGTAATGTTGCCGTCCGAATTGAAACTTGCTTGGCAATATGGCAAATACTCGTCAATATTATGTTCTGCCGTTTCAATCGGCTCTTCGGCAATCACTTTTCTTTTTATTATTTTCACTTCTCCCCACCTCTTTCTTTTGGTGTGCGTGTGTTCCAAAGGTCAACTAACTGTTGAATGATATTTGTCATTTCTTCAAAACCAATGATTTCACCATTGCCAAGTCCTGCATCTGCAAAAGATAATCTCATTTCAGCAACGCAAGGCTTGTCAGCATTTGCACAATATATTTTAAAGTCCTTTGTAAGATATGATATCTCTGCATAGATTTCGGTACCCCCACAAAAAGGACAAGGTAACAATTCAGCCATCACCCATCACCGCCTTTCATCAATTCGGGATTATCGTGTATGTTGCCGATTACTTCGCCATACTCATACACAGTATGAGCTTCTTTGCAAATCGGAAGCATAATGTCGTAATAATCCTCGCCCCCATCGTTACAGTTGAACATAAAGCATCCATCACGAAACTCAACAATAAGATATGGTCTTGTTATATCTGTGCTGACAATATCCCCCTCAAAAATCTTCGTGCCGTTCTTGTCGGTTAAGCCTGTGTATTGTCCTACGGTTTCGGTTTTTACATGTTCCGTCATCCTGTTTCCGTATTGGGTATAATAACTTATCATAAAGGTTGATTTTAGCCTTGAACGGTATAGATCTCCCTCAATCCATTTGTTTTGAACTGTTTTTCCTCTAAACAAAATCTCTCTCATCACGCCGCACCTCCTTCAATGCTTGTTCTGCTTTTTCTCTTGTGAGGAATATGCCCTTCCATCCGCATTCCCACAATGTAAGACTAAAAGGTATCTCGCAGACTTTGTATTCGCTCCATACGTCAACGATGTATCTGTTATCTTCCCAATGACCGCCAAGTGCTTTTTTGTTGATGGAATAGACGATATCCCCTACCTTGCAAGGTGGCACGATTACACCGTTTGCAATAAGATGGTCTGCGATTCGCTCAATCAAACTATCTTGCTCTTTAACATACTGTGAGCTATCTTTTATCAACTTAATCAATCTATCACGCATATCACTCACCGCCTTTCATCTTCGGCGGTTGGGGAAGCGGCATCCAATGGGTAACAGGTACATAAGTCAAACTCGGATAATCGCTGTTGGTTATATGAAATTTTTTGTCCAAATAAGAATGCTAACCTTTAACGATTTGCCATTGATTATGGAAAAAGACATAAATTAAAACGTTCGTATTCGGTTCAGGCAACCTCTCGTCAACGCTGATCCAGTCGGTCTTTACTCTTTCGGTGTTAAGTTCTTCTTCCGTTTTATCAAGCATTTTCGCATAGTGATTTGAGATTTCTTTCTCTTTGGTAAGTTCTCTCAATAATTCAGCACTATGATGTTTCCAAAATGCAATTTGCTTTTCCAACAGTTCAATCTGTTTCTCTTTTCCCATTGTCTGTCCCCCCTGTTCCATTCGTCTGGGATTTGTGATATTTGACACAAGTTCCCCGGTGCTTGTATCACGCGCTGCATATAAGTATTTTGGTTTCATATTTATTCATATCTCCACAAAAATTCTTTCTTTCTCTTATATTTCCTTGAAATCCAACGGTAAACCGCCTGCGCTGTCACGCCCTCAGTCTTTGCCGCATCAAGAACGCTGTCATAATGCGCAACGATCTCACCGTCCTGCGTACATTTAACCACCGCGCGGAAATTCTTTACGTGTTCCGGCTCGGGGTTCATGTTGTATTTGTAATATTGATACCGCGCGATATTGCGCTGTTTTTGATAAAACCGTCTGCGCTCGGCTGCTTCCTCTTGCATTTTTCGCTTCTTTTCTTCTTTCTCGGTGAGTTCTGCATTATGGCAAGTATAGCCGCAGAAGAAGTCCTCACCGATCTTGTATGAATAAAGCGTGATAGAGAGAAAGCTAATTGTTTTTCCGCACCGCTTGCATATTCTCTCATAAATCATGATGATCTCACCTTTGGAATAAACCTTGATTTATGCCGGGAGAACATTTCTTCAACATCAATTCCTTGCTCTTTCAAAATCCACCGCATAGCGTATTCTCCGATGGTAGCATCATCGGTCTTGCCAAATTCGGCTTTCATGGCTTCTCGCTCTTCAAAGAGCATATCGTAAAACCTTTCAAGTCTTTTTTTTCCAAAACCAAACTTTGTATGCAGAACATACAGCGCCACCGAATCAAGCTCCATCTCATATTGTCGAAGCTGCTCAATACATTGTTTTCTTGCTTCAATTTTCAAGTCCCGAAGAGTAGGCTCTTGGATGACTCTAACCCTTGGTATAAGTGCATTCATGGTAACTCCTTTATGTCATTTCATTCCTTAGTTTGCTGTGTCGGGCAAATCTTTCTTTTCTCGGCTCATAAGCAAACGAACAAATGCAAAAGCAATCGGGGCAAGTATCATTATCGGATGTCGGGTCATAATGCTTGCAGTAAAGACAGATCGAACAATCATACATTGGCTTTCCGTGTTCGTTATTGCCAAGGAAAAAGGATTCTAAAAAATCCTCCAAATCGACACGCGCAGCATCTTTATCCATTTTCTTTCTCCTTTTCGTAATAAGTAACCCCAACGGCTATAGCCTGCCAAACATCCTTTGAAACTCCATAGAATGTATCGGGATTTTTCTTTGTTCCCTTGCCGTTTTTAAAATCAAATTTGGCGTAGCGGTTGATAAGTTCTTGCCGGATATTGCTGTCCTTTGCTTTAAGGCTACCGCAAAGAAGCGTTTTTTCTTCCTTGCGGTATACATAATTGCAATATTTTTCGGCAGCCTGTACAAATCTTCCGATCCATACACACGTTTCAAATACATCCTTGCCCACCGCCATACCATACGATTCAACCATTTCAATTACAAAATCGTCTGATTGCCACGCCATATAGGGAAGAAACGCAAGCAGCTTTTCATTTTCTACCTTGCCAAACTCCAATAATTCAAATTCGGGCATCTGTATCAAGGCATATCCGCTTTCACGGTTTCCGGGGTCAATGGCAAGTATCTGCATTCATATCACTCCTTCAGAAAGGTAGTTCGTCATTATCGTCCATGACTTCAAAATTTGCGTTCTGTTGCGATTTGTAGGCATCGGGGATATAAGGAATAGCCCCTGCTGTTTCGCTTGTCTGTGCGTCATTTTTGCTGTCCACAAAGTTTACCTCGGATACCACTACTTCGGTTACATTCCGCTTTTGTCCGTTCTGATCTTCCCATGATCTTGTTTGTAGTTCACCAACCACGCAAATCGAAGATCCTTTTTTGAACCACCGCACAATCAGCTCCGCGCGTTCTCTCCACGCCACGCAGTTAATAAAATCCGCTGTCTGTTCGCCATCCTTTGACTTCTTGCGATTTATCGCAATGCTAAACTGACATACTGGCGTTCCGCTTGTGGTCTGTTTCAGTTCGGGGTTGGCGGTCAATCTGCCACCTAAAATTACTCGGTTAAAATTGAAATTTGCCATGTTTTACACCTCTTTTTCTTTTACTGCAATCAGTTTCCAATCCCCCGATTGGTAAATTGTTTTTGTATAGCAATCTTTGAAGGTTGCGTTTTGAGTTAATATAATACTTTCGCTATTTCTCCATTTACTGTACAACGAAGAAATGACCGTGGCAGAACCGCACACCTCTTTGACCGTGGCAGAACCGTACACCTCTTTGACCGTGGCAGAACCGCACACCTCTTTGACCGTGGCAGAACCGTACACCTCTTTGACCGTGGCAGAACCGTACACATAATTGACCGTGGCAGAACCGTACACCTTATTGACCGTGGCAGAA